GTTCTTTTAGTGGTGAGCAGTTAGGTATATCAGAAGGTGGCGGAGGCTTATTTGGGCGTAATTTTCAGCAAAGATTATCAGAGCTAGACCAAAGTACAGCTACCGAATTAAACAACGTACAACAAACAGCAAAAGCATTAATTAACGCAAGAAAACAACTTGAAGATGCCACAAAAGCGGAGAAAAGTGCGCAAACACCCGAAGACAAAAAGGCGGCTCAGGAAGCTATCAGAGATGCCGAAACAAATATCAACACCTTAGAAACAAAACAAAATGTTTCTAATAAACGCATTGTTGATAATGAGCGTGAGGCACTAAAATTAAAGGTAAATGCCTATACTGATGCTTATACTCAGATTGCCCAAATTGCACAGAACGCATACAATCAAATTGCCGAATACAGACAGCAGGATATACAGCGTGAAATATCTGCAAGAGAAAAGCAATTAAGCGTTGGTATTGAGTTAGCTAAATTGGGCAATACTCAGGTGCTAGATGAACAGCGTAACGCATTGAAGCAAGCTAGAGAGGAACAGCGACAGGCGGCACTAGAACAGCAAGCGATTAACAGTGCGTTGCAGTTAAGTTATGCGTTGGTTGCAGTTGCTAAGGCGGCAGCGGAAGGGGGCGGTATTGGGTCTATTGCTACCGTTAGTGCTGCTATTGGGGCGTTAGTTGCTGGTTATGGATTGGTGCGCACTGCATCTCAATCAACACAAACACCAGCGTTTAAAGATGGGGTAATTGATTTTGACGGTCAAGGTACTGCAACATCGGATAGTAATGTAGTGCGTATATCTCGTGGTGAGAGTGTTATGACCGCAGCCGCTACAGCTAAATTTAAAGACCAATTAAAACTAATGCAGGCAGGTATTGACCCAAGACAAAATGTATCGGTTGATAATATCGGTAGTGGTGGCGTAAGTAGAAGTGAATTTACTATGATTGAAAAGAAACTTGATAATGTTGTCGAGGCTATTAACGGTAAACAAATGAGTGTTGAAACGATAACTACTCGTGACCACATAGCAACAATGGTAAAAGAGCAGAAAAGGAGAGATAGGCGCAAGTATGGGCAAGTAAATTAAATATCATACATTTGCATAAACTAAACAGCAAACAAAATGAAACTAAGCAAACTATTACTTATTGCACTATTAGCGGTATCATGCAGACCCGAAGATACACCAGCACCCCTATTGCCAACAGGTAGCGAAATATCATTTGTGCCAATTTGGCGCAATGATACCATGTTTAATAATTATCGGGTAAATGCCACCGATACCATGATTGCATTTAATAGCAATGATACTACAGGTGTGGTGTATAATGGTTCTACATTGTATGTGTTTGGCTACAACTTTGACACTACAAAACTAGCTGTATTTAATACGGTTTGGATTGGTACAACTCCGTTCGATACCGTTACCGCATTGAGTAAATGTAATGTAGGCTTTTACCGTTCATTTAGTGTTGGTGACAATACACACAAATACCAACAACAATACCTGACTATTCAAACTAGATACCCTAATTTCGCCACTACAGGTACTAATATTTACATTGGCAGATAATGATATACCCCCGTCAACTAACAATCCAATTACGTAAACGACAGCTATTCAGTATCGTACCAGATTCATTTGGTGCGCCTCAGCCAGTTTACTATACTGGTGCTAATCCGCAATCATTGGTTGAAACTAACGGAACTATTGATAGTACGTGGTTTGATTTTACAGATTATGTTGATGGTTTGGATAAACTCTCTTTTGAATGGACAGTTGAGCAAGGGGATAGCGGAGAACTACAGTCAGGGCAATTTTCAACACCTAAAGCCGTATCGGGTGCGCTAACATTTGAGCGTGAAAGCTATGAGTTTTTAAAGAATTGGTTAGTAAATGATGTAGCCGCACCGCTTAACCAAGTTGAAGTAAGAGTTACTGATACTAATTGCGGCAGTTATATAGGCTATGTTATTACAAGTAGGCAGTTAGAATGGTGTCAATTTGATGCACTATGCGTGTTTGATTTGAACCTCAAACAAGTTGATGACCCAATAAATTGCATAAGGCGTACTGTAATAAACGATAATTGGCAAGGTTGGTTTCAAGCAGAACCCGAAGGGGGGAAAAAACACCCTCGCTTTAGTTACTGCATTGAGAAAAGACCGAATTGGACACTTGTATTATTGTGGGTGCTTACCGCATTAGTTGGGGTTATAATGACTGTTATTTATACGGTTGTGTTCCCTTTACTATTAGCTATATACGCTATTAGATTGGTTATTTATGGGTTGATAGCGGCTATAAACGTGGTAATTACCGCAGTAAACACAATATTGCCAGGCACTCCATTAGACCCAATACCAAACCCAGAACCAATAGCACCAGTTACGCCAGTTGAGGTGTTTTTAAACTACTCAAATTTGATGATTGAAACGGCTGGATGTGGGCGTGAACACCCTGCGCCGTTAATACGTGATTATCTACTAAACGTGTGCAACAAATGCGGTGTGCAAGTAGATGCAACTACAGCACCATTATTTTTTGCTCCATTTCTTACCGATACGAATAGTGACAATGTAGTTTACACCGAACCTAACCCATATTATAACGCTTGCTATTTATATGCTACTGTTAAACGTGGTGTGAGGAGATTTAGGCGTATAAACCTATTTACGGCATCTTCTGACCCCGACACTACAACATACTACCAAACAGCAAATGCGCCTAACATTAGTGGTGAAATGTTCTTAAATGAACTATCTAATCTATTTAATCAACAATGGAAAGTAATTAACACTGCTACGAGTGGAAGTTACTTGTATGTATATCGTAAAGATGCACCGTATAGAGGCGTACCATTGTATGATTTTAGTTTTGGCGGTGCTGATAGAAGTAAGATAATAGATGGTATCTGCTACCAACCGCAAGAATTAAATTATCCTGCATCATGTACGTTTTTATATGATGACGATAGGGCTGATAAATGCGGTGTAGAGGCTGGTGATTTTTACAATGGTGTGCAAACATTGTCATTTGGCAACACCGTTATTAACCCAATATTTGAAGGCACATTAAATAAGTTGTCGGGCTTTAGTGCTGCAAAGTTTAACTGTGACGGTGCAAGTACAAACTACCTTTATGATTCATTACAAGCTGTTTATACCATTGGTTATTTGTCAGGTATAGGATTACCAGCAGTACTATTAGCAGACGAATTAGGGAACAAAATACAGGAGTACGGAGATTATAAACTACTACTACAGTCTGAAACAATATCGCTACCAAAAGTATTAATATGGGATGGTGATACAGATAATCCGAGCGACCCAAATTATTTAAACGCTACCGCTATACGTGATAAAATCAACATAGCTGGTACTGTTTACACGTTGGGCAAATCGGGATGGAGTGGTACTGTACCTGCTATTGATGTGCCAACTATTAACCCTTTATACCTCACACAAATACCGTCAGGTGGTACAACCTTAGTACCTTCAACTATTGGTAGCCCGATAGCGTGGGTAGTGAACCACCCACCGCAGACCGATGTAAACATGAAGTTCCCATTTTCAACCGCACCTGATGGGGTATATCAAGTTAGAAATATAGTAGGTGGTGTTGAACTAGCAGCAGCCGCAATACTTGTAAATTACCCAATGTACTTTGAGCCGCATTATAAAGATACATTATGGGATAGATTTCATTTTGTAGATGACCCAAGAAGATACCCAAGATTAAACAAACAATGGAATTTAAAGATACCTTTGTGCTGTGAAGATATAGAGCGATTAAAATTAGTCGGCACTATAAATGAGCAAATGTTGTTATCTTCGGTTTTGTTAGATGTGCCATTTTATAACGTTGGTATCATAACAAAGATTGTAGTTAGTTACGAGAATGACGAACAAGACGGAGTAGGACAATACATTGAATTAAGCGGAATAGTTTAAGATATAAAAATGAGATTATACCCAAGCATATATGATTTAGAGTATTACAACAGGTATGAGCCATTGCCATGTTATGCCGAATCTATTTTACAGCCTAACGACATACTGCTACAAGCTAATGGTTTTGTTGGTAGTGGTGCTTTTACTTTGGCGGTATATGCGTGTGATATAAGTGGTGCAGTGCAAGAAACAGTTACATCTAATTTCACTTACAATTTTAGGAGCATTGTAATAGGTGGGCTTACTTACTACTATTGTAATTTGCGTGCCGATACTTACAGCACATACATGACTGCTAATAGGTGTTTTACTTTAAAGGTTGTCATTACCAATACCACTACTAGCGAAGTTGTTTACACCAGATGGACACAACAATACAAGATTGCTACATTTAGCACCGCAGTAGAACCGACTGTATTTTTAGATGGTGAATTATTAGAACCATGTGTACCATTCGACAACCCTGTTTTATGTGGCATACAAGCAGGTGAATTATTAAAATTTGAGGTTACATTTGATTGCTTAGATAGCTACACTGGTGATATATATGCAGATGGTGAGGTGCTTACAAGCGTAGGCGAACTATTCACATACACACGTTTTTGCTACATACCGTCAAGGCTAAGACCCGTACCCAATGAGATTACCCGAATAGTATCTAAAAACTGTAGAACGCAAAAAACACAGATAAAACCATCATTGCAATTCTTTGGTACTACTCACTTTCCATCGTGGAAAATGCTGGATATTGAGGGTATGTTTTTAGCCAATAAGCTATACATTCAAGGTGAGCAATATGAGGCAGACGGTGGTGTATTTTTTGAAGAGGTAGGAACGCCTAAGAATTGCCAATACATATATAAGTTTGATGCAGTTGTCAATAAGTGCTTACAGTGGCAAATATTTGGTTGTGTTCCTAATTGTGAATCACTTGCATCATACTATTTATTTCCCGATGAATTTAGTAGGTTGTATGACGATGCACTCAGACCAATAGCAGACGATAAAAACGAACTAGAATTATACTTTAAATCCATACAAGGCACTAAGTTTGCTGGTGAAGTACCATTTACTTTGCAGTGTCAACCGTATGCAGTATTTAAGGTGATTTCTAGCGGTGTTTTGCCTAAATTTCTGTACGTTGATAACCTATATCCAAACAATAGGATTTACCCAAAAACACTACCAATAAATGCCGTAAATCTTAACTCATTGTGTAATGGTGTAACTACTAATAATCAAGTACCTGTAGTTGATGTGACTGGTTATGATAGTACAGATATTAATGTGCCAGTTGTAGACGTGACGGGCTATGACAGTGTGAGCGCAAACGCTGCAACAATACAAGTAACGGCAGGTGATAATTTCATTGTTGAGGGTACATTTACATCTGCTACTAACTATGAGGGTCAAGGCGTGTTAAACCTATCATTGTCAACTACTAATCCATCGCCTTGTGTGAGTGAGGTAATAGCTAAAATAAGCATAGAAGGCAGACCAAGTAGGGATATAATGATTACCGATACGGATAACGGAAATATGCCACAATCTAGTGTATTGATTATTGGTGCAAATGGCAATTTGACTTATACAGGCACATCGACAAGCCAACAAGGAAACGATTATTTTGTTGAATTATTTATGATTAGATACCCACTTTAATATGGCACAATCAGTTAGATTATTTATAGACGGAGATACAAACGCTACATTGTTTTATGAACTTTGGTATCGTATAGAAAATACTACCGCATGGACACAGGTAACATATAATTACCCACTACCGATATACACATCGGTTAGCCCTGCAATTAACAGCGCATACATAGGCATACAGCCGCTTGCAGATAGTACGGTTTATGAGTATCAGGTAAGACGATTTAATAACAGTAATGAGGCATCAGATTGGGAAACAGGTACATTTACAACAGGTAGCTAATGAACTTACAAATAACAGCCCCTTTAGGTGGCACATTTGATGTAGTAATAAAAAACAGTGTAGGTACAACTGTTTATAGTGCTACGCATGGGAATGAGGTATTTGACCCTGCAATAACAACGGCTGGTGACTATGAAATGTTTATTGATGGAGCAGAAACGCCAGTGCATTGTTTTACTATAACAGCGTGTGAATGTCCACCGTTTTTAGCTGCTGAAATAACTACGCCTAACGATGTATTTTACTATTTCAATATAAACTTTGACATATCGGGTTGGGAGTTTTGTCCATTCTCTATTTATGTTGAAAGTATCGGGTACTTTTCTGCTACATACGACATAAACACGCTTGCAGACTTTACGCTTGTAACTTCTGATTTAGCTAAGAAAACAACACTTATAGGTGGAAGAACTGATATTTATTATAGGGTGCAATTGTTAGATAGCGAGGCTACTTTTTGTTATGATGGGTATGTGACTAATGAAGATTGCGTTTCACCAACAATAGATAGTATTACACTAAGGCAAGAGGGAACGTGCGAAACAACAAGAACATTTTTTATAGATGTTGACTTTTCAGGAGTTACAGACCCATGTTTGCTAAATGCAAACTTTACACAAACAGCACCGACATCTGTTTATTCCGATACCGCTACAACTACAATAACAACTGACGGTACATGGTCATTTCAAGTATTCCCGACATCGGTAGGAGTTAACCAACTTGTGCGATTTAATGTATCTGTAACGGATTGTTGTGGGTTAATAACTACTAGAACTATTAGCTTAACTACTGATTGTGATGGACCTACCATACCACCAACATTAAGTATTGTATTGGTTGGTTCTGTTTATTATTTAAGGGCTATTTATGCAGATTGTGGCGGTTGTTGTCATGGCGCAAACTTTTCGTATAACCAAAACAATTTGTTATTATCAGGTAGTAACGATACAGGAGTTAACAACAGCAACGATATACCTTGCGGTGGTTCATTCCCATTAACAATAGACTACCCACTTTCGCCAAACTTAAATATTTCGCCAACTCAAGCACAGATAAGATATTTTGTAACTTTTGTTAATTGCTGCAATGAAATATCGCCAAATAATTTAGTAACTATTAATAGACCATAAATATTTTTTTGTTTGTTCCAAAAAACATTTACTTTTACACTGCAATCATAACTCACAGCATATTTTTAAACAATTAAAATAGAGTATATGATTTGTTCTTGCGTTCCTACGGAATTAATAACTATCCCAGAAGGGTTATGTTTGGGTCAAATACGCCAAACAACACCGTCAAGATGGGCATTCTACAACTGTGATACGGAACTTCCGACCACAAACGACCCTGCGGTAATGGGTGCAGCAATCAAAGCAATTTATGATGCTGGTGGGTTAATGATTACACCAGAGTTGACATTGTTTAACTTTGCCGACCCAACCTACGATGAAATACAAGTTTCTGATTGTAACACTCCACTACAAATTGTTGCAACTCGTGAAATTACGTATGAAGACAGAAACAAAATAGACACAAGTACGATTTCGCCCTTTACAGGTAGCAAGTACTTCGACTATGTGTTATCTCAATTCATAGTTGACAATCAGGCGAACCTAAAACCAATACTTATCTATTGTAATGGTGATGCTAAAATAATCAACAAAAAGTTTACAATTCGTGGTATTTTGAACTACCTTCGTTCGGGTCAGGCTGGTGGTCCATCTACTGAAATTAAACAGTGGAGAATAAACTTTCAAGGCGACCCAATAGACTTTAATACGCTGGTTTCTTTCAACTTGATTGATTCCGATATACCAATGCCATAATAAACTATGTCAGAAATAATAAAAAAGGTCACAGAGATACTGAATGGCAAGGAGAAATTAGACCCCCTTGCCATTCTAAGTAAATGGAAAAACATTTACTACAATATTTCTGTACATACTACAGGTGTATGCCCTGCTTATTACCCTCTACGTTATGAGGGTAATAGCAAGGCACGTTCCGTTATTTTGGGTGAAAGTATGATATATCCTTTCTACTGGATATACCCCGAATATGACATAGTATTTGACCGTTTATTTGGTATGCACCCTAGAGAGCCACACGCTACAAGGGAGTTACGCAAATCATTGTATAAGCCCCACCAACAAGCCCCACTAACCAAAGCTATTGATAAGTGTAAAGCGGTTATTTCTGCTGAAAACAAGTACACTTTATTTGTAGATGACAAAGAAGACAACGACTATATTTGGGGTAAAAACTTTGACGGCAAAAACCTAGTTGAGTTTATATTTTGGCACTTCAAAACAATATGTGAAGACCCCAATAGCAAGTTTATAGTAAGACCTAAAAAAGCAGCTAAAGACCAAAGCAATAAAAAGGTTGAGGTTGAAATAATACACGTTCCGTCAAGGCGTATTCGTTATAGTTCCGAAAGTGAATTAATATATCATGAGGGGACTAATGATATGTACGCATGGTATATTAACCCTGCTGCATATTTGCGATTTGAACGTAGTAATAAAGGTGACTTTAACCACATGGATGGTAGGCAAGGTTATTACGCCCACATGCTAGGTAGATTGCCTGTACATACTGCTGGTGGTGTTTGGAATAGTCATGGTTTTTATGATAGCTACATACAGGCTGCAATACCTTTTTGTGATGAATTTGTAGGTGCGCAAAGTGCGGTGCAAATGGTTAATAAAGAGGCGGCACACCCATTTATAATAGCAGCTTCACCCGAATGTAAAGATTGCGAAGGTGTGGGTTATACTCAATTTTGCAGCACTTGTAACAATAGACCCGACCAAAATTGTAACTGCGATAAAAGTGCATATAGTATTAGTACATGCCGTTCATGTAATGGTACTAAATTGCAATCAATAAACCCAGGGGATTGGCTTATAGTTCCGTCTGAATTAATGAAAGATGATTTGATAAAAATCATTAATCCTGATGTTGCCGTAAATGAATTTTTGGTTAAACACAAAGACTCAATTTATGAGAACATAAAAGATGCACTACACCAACAATACATTAAAGAGGCACAAAGCGGAGTTGCAAAAGAGATAGATAGGGATGGTGAAAGAATGTGGTATAAAACGTGTAGTGATGGTATGTGGTATGGTTTGATTGAGCCTATACTAATTAGCATTTTGTCATTGCGCAATATATCCAAATCTAATGATACGGTAAGCGTAAATTTGCCGAATTACACATTTGCACCACCTACGTCATTCGACCTTAAAACCGAGTTTGATTTACTTTCAGAATATAAAGAGGCTACAGACAGCCAAATACCCGAATACGTAAAGCAAAGCATTGTTGAAAGCTATGTTGATAAGGTTTATGGTGGTAATGAGTTGATGGTTAAGAAGTCAAAGTTTATTAACTATATAGACCCATACAGCGTATCAACACCAGCAGATAAAACTATTGCTATCAATAACGGTGTGGCATCTATTCAGCAAATTAGAATGTCGGATAACTTACCAATGCTACTAAACAGAATTGTTAATAAGCGTGGCGAAAAGTGGTTTTTAAATGCTGATTTTGATATGATTGAGGCTGAAGTGAAAACACTATTTGACGCTATGCCAGTACCTCAAATTCCTAAAGAAACAATACAAGTAAAAGAAGTAGTTTAATATTCATATCTTTGTAACAAATAAACATAAAACAATGCCAAGAGAAAGGAATAACAGCGCAACAACAACAGGCGGTCAAAACAACATTATTGACCCAAATCAAAACGTAGCACCGATTGGTCAAAACAACATTATCAGTGCAGCCAATTACCCACAATTAGGCGGCAATGTAATTAGACCAATAATGGCAAGCCACGTTGTACGCAATGAAAAGGTAAGAATAAAAAACGCAAATAGTACAGGTTTAGGTACTGAAATAAAGCGGTCAGTTGCCGAACAAATGGTACGTGCTAATCCTAATCGTTACATTATAACTGAAATATAAGATGGCAGAGAAAAAAGAAAAGAAGGTACAAAGCGATATAGTTGTACAAGAAGTTTTATTGCCAGTTACGGCTACAGTAGTTAAAACTATTTCGCCAGTAACGGTGTATGAAAGTTCACCTGATGTACCTAAAGGGCAAGTATTAGTATGTATGATTACGCCTGATGGTGTAGAAAAACCTAATACTGACTTTTTAATAGGCGAAAACACATACGATAAGTTTTACGCCAATAATAACGGATTTCGATTAAAAAAAAAGCATTAAACAGCACAATAACTAAAACAATCATAACTCATGGCAAAATTAACAACAAAGCAACTAACAGACCTGTTTTCCAAGCTAACCAACCAAAGTGTGGAACTTGTGGAAAATGACACTGATTCAGATTACAATGAGGATACATTGTTATCAGCAGTTGACGGAACAAGAACCCCAATCATTCGCCAGTTGCTAAAAACTGAAATTCATGGCGAGGCTTCACGTAAAGTAAATGACGCTTACCGTAAAAGTATATCATCTAAATTTGGTGTGCCACTTGCAGACCTTAACGGATTGGAAAGTGATGCAATACTTGAAAAAGCTATTGAACATTATAGGTTAAATACAACCGATACCGAAAAGTCACAGCAAAAGAAAATAGACGAAATACTAAAAGCACACAGTGAAGAAGTTACACGTATCACAAGCGATTGGGAAAAAAAGCACAACGAAGTAACAGGGCAGCTAACACGTAAATCATTGGTTGATGTACTTGCAAAGGCGCACAAAAACGCTACAGGGCTACCAGTTGACATGAATAAGGATAAAGCGGCAGAGGCTTTTTTATCGGAGTTAGAAAGAAAAGGGGTATTGAAGTTAAACGAAGATGGTAGCGACATTGAAATATATGACCGCAATGACCCAAGTACAAGACTGCTTAACAGCAGCAAAACAGCCAACATAACTGTAAATGATTTTCTTAAAGGTCACTATACTGAATTGGGATTGTGGAAAGATAATACAAGCGATGTAAACGCATTAACAGCCGCAAGTAAAGCAGCTAGTTTAAGCACTACTACCAATACACCAGCCCCAAGCGGTAAAAGCCCACACGCTCAAATGGAAACATTAAAAGGCATGTATAAGGACTAAAAAAACAGTATTAAAATGGCACTCCTAAAAAAAGTGCCATTTTTTAAAATAATTTTTGGTATTTACAAAATATACCTATATTTGCATTGTATTCGAGGCTTACCACCTTTCCCCAAACGGTAATTATTTCGAGGTAGCTACCCTTTCTAAAAAGCAATAAGGTTTAACAACTCACAGCAAAGATTGTCTAACCTAATAAAATAATAGAAAAATGGCAGTACCTCAAGCCGCTAGTTCAAATGGCTTTACCCAATCGGGTCGGGAATTTATGAAGTTTATAATGAACATGGAATATAACACTCCTAGAATGGAGGTTATCGATGCTCTTATCGCTTCAAGTGCAGAAAATAATGTCTTAATGGCAGATGAGTTTCTTTACGATGGAATGCGTGGTATGATACGTGGCGTAAAGATGTCATTCTATCCTCAACGTTGCGATGTCGTTGCAGACAGCCCAAGCAATTCAATTTGTGAGGCTGGTGAAGTGCAAGCACCTATACAGTTGCAGTTTGCTATTAGCCAAACAATACAGACCGTTCCACAACGTTTGTACCCTAACGATATACGTTACGTAGATGGTGGATGGGGCTTTACTGCACATGCTATACAGCAAATAATGTCGGGTGTTGGTGCATTGGTTCAAGCGTGGGCAACACGTCTAACTACAGACCTATTGGCTAACAAAGGTGTTCACTTAGGTGGTAGCGAATATGGTGACAGAATCAACCTTGTAAATACTACTGATGGTATGATTACCCCAATAGGTATGAATACTATTAAGCAAGAATTTGCACGTTTGGCATATAGAAACCCATATATCATAGGTAGCGGTCAGGTGTTTACATTCCGTAACTTCTTCGGCATGGCTACTCAAAACACGTACTTAGGTCAGGATTTCACCAAAGCAGGTATAAACAATCTGTACTTTGATGTGAACCTTGATAACATTACAAGTTATGAGCCAGGCGATGCAGAAACAATCATAGCGTATGACCCACGTGCGGTAAAATTGGTAATGGTATCTGAGAACGCAGGTCGTTGGGCTACTGACATTACTTCGCTTGATGGCGATACAATGGATAGAATGTTTAAAAACGGTAACGAAAGTGTGCTGTTAGGTTCATTTGTAATGCCAGGCTATCCCGTTATATTTGACCTTGATGTACACCGTACAATATGCGTTGATGGTAGCAAAAATGGTGCATTTGACTGGAAATTGACATTGAAGTATGATATGTTCTATACTCCTATACAAACTTGTAACGAGCAAGGTATAAACGGTATCATGGCTTATAAAACTTGTCCTATTGTGTTACCAGCTTGCCCTACAGGTGATGCTCCTTCGCCAAACCCAACTACAAGTACATTTAACTGGAATCCAGGCGATGTATTCCCTCTATTGGTTAGCAGTATAACAGTAGGTGACTTTACAAGCGCACCTGCCGCAGTAGCTACAAATCGTACAGAGTTGGCAGCATTGATGGGTGCAGCGTACAACGGTCAAAACATATTTACCGTAAGTGGTTCTAATATCAGATACACTGGCTTTACTGCGCTTGCAGGGTCAATCAACAATGATATTACTATCACATTTGCATAAACGAAGCTGTGAGTTCTGAAAAATGGCGGGGAGCAGAAATGTGAACCGCTATTTTTTTTGTAAATTTGTTCCATTATGGCGTGTATAGATAATATAGTTACTATTGGTATTTGCGATACCGAGCCGAGTTTATCGGGCTTTACTCTTATGGGTGCTAGTGGTATGTCACCGCTAAACGCATCGAAGGTTACTACCGAGCAATACGCCAACATGCTTGAAATGTTGGAAATTGTAAAGCAAAACGCAATAAGGATTTTACGGACTGATTTTAACGGATTTCTACAAAGCAATAGAATAGCCACTACTATAACTAATAGGGTGTATGATAGTGCTAAGTTTAATGTTGCTAAGGGTAACGGTTTTTATGCTGGTTTTAGGGGGCAAACTATCCATGCCAATACAAGGTATCAAAGAGGGAATATGAGGCAATTACGCATCGTTTCCGTTGAAACATACACACTTGTAGGTGGCGAAGGTGAGATTGTAATTGCTGATTTTGATAACGGTGTTCCTATTACCACATCATACCCCACTACGTTTGTTGCTAATACTAAGCAAATACACACCTTACCTACTCCTTACATTGCTGTTAGTTCCCAAATATCGGTATTGATTGATAATACTTCTCTTGCTTTTAGTTCTAGTGATATTATTTGTGGTGTAGGTTGTGGAGGTAGTGCTAAGAATGATTGTGCTACAGTGCAAGGGTATGACGGTGAGGCATTTGTAAGGAAAGAAGGGTACGGCATGAACGTGCAATTTACTTGTGATTGCTATTATGATAATTTGATTTGCGATTTAACTTCCGCTTTTACTGGTGAATTGCTATGGTACAAAATGCAAGAGTTGTTTTATGAGGAGCAATATAAAAGCAATCGGTTTAATAATTGGACTACCTACAATAGAGAGGAAATAATGAAGGTTATTATACCCGACTTGCAAAACAAATACGCTACTAAATTTAACGCTATGATTAGTGGTGGTATAATGGATATACTAAGGCAATACCAAGATGACTGTTTAAATTGTAGGGGTATCAGATACCAAACTAACATATAATGACTGTAAAGGAATATGCGGATAGGTTGAATGAGTTATATACATTTGTTGGTGGGGATATAACAGACTTAGTTATACTTTCACCAGCTACTAAAATGTTGCGTGAAATTAAAAGGCGTGTAGTTCAAGATGGAGCAAATACAAGTTTAGAGCAAATAGGTAATTATTCAACAAAGCCAATTTCAGTAACAAAAGAACAGTTTATTAATAAAGGCGTATTTAATCCTACAGATACAGTTAGTAGTACAATAAAGTATAAAGTAGGCGGCAAAACAAGAAAGCGTACAGTACAAAAGAAAACAATGTTTTTGCGTAATGGATACAAAGAATTACGTGATATACAAGGGCTACAAACTGCTTTTATTGATTTAAAGTATAGTGGTAAAATGGTAAGGGCTTTTCAATTGGCTAAAGGTGAAAACGCTGTATTAATGGGTATTACTACACAACGTAGCGCAAAGATTTACAAAGATTTAGTTAGGCGGTTTGGGCAATTTTATCAACCTACAGCAGCAGAGCAAAAAGAATACTTAGATAAAACTACATTTTTAGCAAATAGGTTGTTTAGAGATGTCATTAACGGCAATACTATCACACCAACAATAGAACAACAATGATACAACCGTATTTAGACCAAATAGGAGCAACAATAATTTTATACAATAAGTATTTCGATACTTACTTTACTAACGTTGAGCAAAGTGAACAATTAGGGTATATTCATAATAGCAATGAGGTTGTATTTCCGAATGATACATACGGCAACTACTTTTATTTGCGCATACCTTCAAAGCTATCAATTATTTATGACCCAATAATGAATAATGGTAACTGGAATTTATTAGGCGTGTCTACAAATGTTACATGCGTTGCGGTTGTTCGTGATGCAGACCCACAAAAGTTAGCATTAAACCTAATGTCTACTATTGGTAGGGCTTGCAACTTTCAAAAGAAATTTACTACTATCTTAATCCATAATGAAGATGTTGTTAGTACCGAATTAGCTAATTGCACTGATGATGTAATAATGAAAGCTATTCAGTGCGTATCAGACGATATTACATTAATATCTATTACCTTTACACTTACAATAGCACAAGACCTATTGCAACTTAATTGTTTACCAAATCCATGTAAATCATGTTAGTACTTTACACACTATTTTTTGCTTTGGGGTACGCCTCATTTATTACGCTACTTTATGCAGCTATGCAACATGGCGAGATGTTTGATATTCTTAGTGGCGGCAAGTGGGGCAAATGGCTAAATAAGATGTTTAATGAAAAAAACAAACTAGAGGCTGTATTAGGTGGGTGCATGAAATGTACCTCATTTTGGTTTGCACTACCTTACACTATTTTATTCATGTTCTGTTTGCCTCTTTTTGGCGTAAATTTGGGCTTATTAATGTCTTTCTTATGGTTTACGTTAAGTTGGACTATTTTCGCATTTATAGGGCTATATGCTCTTACAAAATTTAATAAATAATGTCACTTTGCAACGAATGTATAACCACAGAATGCAGGGATTTATATGTCAATCCTTGCGACACAGGCATACCTACAGGAATACTAGCAGTAGAAACAGACGACTACACTGTTTTCGTAGAGTTTAACGGCACTTTAAAAGAGGTTGAATTGGCATGTACCGAAGGTGAAGAAATAGTATTGCCTAACATGCTGATGCCACCTTACGTGCATGTAATGCGTATATACAACAGCACCAATGAATTGATGAATGATACTTGTTACAAGCTATACACTAAACTTAAATTGGGTGTTGGCAATAACATTACACCTACACCACCTATAGGTGCTAAGAAACGTATTGTTGTAGATGTTGATGGTGATAGCTTTACTAACTCGTTCTTTGGTGAACATACCATTATTGAGATAGTAACAAGCAATCAGTCATACATATACGATACTGACTTTACACAAGATGGCAGCACAATAACGTGGATTAATGGTAACACATTTTATGACGGTCAAGTAATTTTAGCAATAGCATAATATGAGAAATATAATTATAATAATACTGCTGCTGATTAGCGGTACAGCATTTGGGCAAGGTACTATTAACTTTGGCGCAAGTAGGTCAACAGATACAGGGCTTACTAAAGGTCAATTAAAATTTAGTGCATACGCTAATAGTAATGCAAGTAGATACCTTACAGTAAATAGCAACGGATATGTTGTATTTGGTGTTCCTAGTGGTGGTGGCGGCAGTGCTGATAGTACGGTGTTTTTTACTGTTTATCGTGGCGATACTATGAGGCGTAATATCTATAGTAATATGTATCTTGATAGCTTAGTATTGGCATTGCGGATAGATTCATTACGTGATTACGTTGACAGCAACAACACAATAATATACGCTGAAATCGATACAGCAAATTTCAATATCAGTGAAGCTTTTATAGAGATAGGCAATTTGCAAAATGAATTTACTAATGTATATGATTCGATATTAGTGTTGGACAGTGCGTTAGGTGTGGCATTTGGTGCTATATCTACTCTATATGATACGTTGCCGAATTACGTAGATACGGCAATGCTTAACGATAGTTTACAGGCTATAAAAGCGGCTTACGTACCGTATACAGGGGCAACAACAGATGTAAATTTAGGCACACATAATATACTACCCAACAGCGTAAGGCTATCAACTACCCCCACAGGCACACTTACAAACGTAGGGCAACTATATTGGGATGCTACAAATGTTACCGCTTCAATCCCACTAAATGCAAATGTAACACTACAGATAGGTCAAGAGGAGCATATAAGGGCTAGGAATAATACAGGAGTGCAAATAAACGATGGGCAAGTTGTTTATATAAATGATGCACAGGGTAACAATCCTACTATTGCGTTAGCTAATGCAGACAGTGTGACAACAAGTGAGGTCGTTGGTATAGCGACTGAAAATATAGCACATAATGGAACAGGATTTGTTACCACATTCGGTATTGTAAACGGCATTAATACAAGTGGTTACAATGACGGTGATATACTTTATTTAAGTGCTACCAATGGCACAATTACTAATGTTATACCTTCACCCCCACATAATGTAGTTAAGGTTGGTATTGCCTTAAATAGCACCAATAATGGCAAAATATTCGTACACCCAGCAGAACCGATAGGGCAAGATACCACATTCACAGCCCCCTATAACAGCAATAAAGTAGCACCGACACAAAGGGCTATTGGTACTTATGCACGTAAGATTGTGAAAGATACGGCAAGTGCGTTGAGGACTGCAATAAATACTAAAGGTAGTGGTACGGTTACCAGCATTCAATTAGTAGGCGGTACAAACGTAACTATAACACCTACAACGGCTATAACTACAAGTGGGGTATATACTATCAGTGCAACTGGTGGTGGAAGCAGCACAATAGTAAAGGCTAACGAGTTTAATATGTTGTATAAAGCAAACGGAGATACAACAATAAGAGGCACAACAAAAGTGCGAGTAGATACAACCGATTTGCGTATGGAATTTGCCTATGATGCAGATACTACAGCAGTCACAACCGACCCACATGGCGGTGTAAAGATGTGGGGTAGCAATCGTATGGGTATGGGTGCAGTGAGGATTAACGATACTGTAAGCATACCAGCAGCTTTACAACGGGCTTTAAACACACAGATAACAAGTACTTTAATACCTAACACAACTGTTTTGACTGGTGCAGGGGCAACAGGCAATTATAACATAGATGCACCATTAAGCATAATGCCTACATCTTCACCGTTAGTAACTAACGTTGTAGGCGCACCCAATAGCACAATACAACATTTTAATTATACTAAGCTGGTAATTACTACTCAAACATCGTCAAACATAACAGCAGGGATAAGAACTAACTCCAACATAAAACCTTTAGGAATAATTTGTGGGAATACAAAGTTTAGTGGCGGTGGTGGTAGGGGTACGTTTACATTTTCTTTCCCTACTTATAATTCAGGGCAAAGGATATTTGTAGGATATAGCGTATTGATTAGCCAACAAAATACAGACCCTACTAACTTTTTGCAGACTAATAGCGGGCTAGGTGTTGGTAAAGATGCGACAGATACAGAATTACAATTTTTCCACAGCAATAATTTATCAATAACCCCCACTAAGGTATCCACAGGCATAACCCCTAACGCTGAGGATGTGTATAGGGTTACAGTTTATGTTGCACCAAATAGTGCATACTACATACAGTTAGAAGTACTTAATAAAAACAGGATAACTGTAAGAACATTTAATCCTACTACCAACGTACCAGCAGTAGGAACAAAATTATACCCTATGCAGTACATTAACAATGCTACTACAGGGGCTGCAATACAATACGGGTTTATTTACGCAATGGAAGAAATTTATTAAATCATATACTATGACAACAGCAATAAGGCAGAAGGAGTTTACTACAGGTATAGCAGTACAAATGAAAGTAACTGTTACCAATGATAACGGGTTACGTGATGAAAATGGTTCGGCTAGATTGGACTATTGGTTGTACGATGCAGACGGGAATACGGTTACGGATGGGAACGTAAATGTTAACGGTGAATTTACTAACGGTTGGGATGGTAGCGTGAATGCTGCATTTTCTTTTATTGCTAATTATTTGGGAGTTGTATTAATTTAACTATATTTGTCAAAACTAATTTAAGTAGTGATGTCACCTAAGGAAGAAACGGTTTTAACCAAGAAAATAACAGGCATTACATGGGGTGTAATAATTACCATTACCACTATTACAGGCGGTGTTTTAACGATGGGAGTTAAGGGTTATACCAACATACTATATGCTATTGAGCGCAATAACAGCGATTACAGACAGGTACAGGAGCAAATTAAGTACATAGGTAATGATGTGAATAGGCACGAGCAACAGATACAATATTTAATGACAAATAAAACTAAACAATGAACAACAAAATACTTAAATTTGGGGTGCAAGGTTTTGGAGGTACTACACCACCTACCCTTAAAGTTATATACCGTTTCTTTATGGCTGCATTAGCTATATGGCAGCTAATAAATATCACGTTTCCCGAAATTAACGATGTAGTTGCAAGCTATGTAAGTCGGGTTTTGGATATAGGTGTTCCTATCCTTTACGCTGTTAGTAATGCGTTTGGATATGTAAGTGAAGATACTAAGAGTGAGTAAAGATGTGTGTTTAGTGTGTAGCCCCTGACCGTTGTGTGTTCGGTTGGGGGCTTTTTTTATTCAGATACTTTACTTATATTTGCAGTCCGCAGGTAGCGGATAAAAACTTACTAAAAATGATGCAAGCAAAAGTTCAAAACATTAAAGACGCTGGTAAATCTATATTTGATTCTGCTAATGAATTATACAATATAGACATAAATGCACAACCTAAAGAATTAGCGGAAACAGACCCCGAAACATCATTGTATTATTGCTTAAGTGAAGCAATGGATATATCTAACAGATGCACAAAGAAAAGCCGAGAACTATCTCTTGTTATTACTAAAATACAAGAGGCGATTATGTGGGCGGCACAAATGCCTTAGTTTCCTTAGTAAGTTCTGAGGACTTAGCCCACTGTAACAGGTGGGCTTTTTTTATTTTGCTATTTTTACAAAATGATTATCTTTGCGTGAACACACAAACACATGGGAGCAACTACCAAACAGCTACAAGACAAATTAAACATGGCTAACAAGACAGTAGCCGATATAAATAAAGATTATAAGGATTTGTTAGATAAGTTTACGGAAATATCAGCAGAAAACTACGCACTAAAATCCGAGATTGAGCGCACCAATAGGCATATTAATTTAGCTGAAAATGTCATAAACGCTAAAGAGCAACAGCCGTTAGTAGTCAACCATTATCATAATTGTACGATTAATAAGTAAAAATGTTTTAGGGTTAAAAATGGGGCTGCATTATTCTTAGTGCGGCTTTTTTGTTTATATTTGCACTCATGACATTCACATCAAATAATCACCCAAACGATAAGTTTTTTGCAGCACTGTTATTAGGCTGCATACTTTGTATAGCTGCATTTTTTATTCTACTTAGTAGCTGCAAGAGTACAGAAAAAAAACAAGCTAAGTTATACGGCAAATTTGACAAGTTGAAACGTAAAGCAGATGCAGACAGTGTACTAAAGGTTGTGCCGAGCAAATGGAGTTTGGCTAATTTCCCAGTGAAATTAAGCGGAACTAAAACCGTTTATTTGCCGAGTAAGAAAGTAATTACGCATGATACCATTACCAAAACTAGCATTAAAAATGATACTACATACATCACTAAATATGTAACCAAGTACAGTCATTCAGTTGACACACTACGCACAATCGACACAATACTAGACAATAGACCATTGACGCAATTACAGACCGATTACAGGGCGTTAGATGCTAAGTTGATACAATCTATCACTAAGGCGGAGATTACCACAGAAACGAAAAATAAACAGCGTAGTAAATTGTTGTGGTCAATAGGATTGAACATACTTTTGATACTGCTTATAATTGCACACTTATTGCGTAGATTTGGCATACTTAACTAGTCAAGTCGTTTTAATGGTAAGACGGCACATTTGCTGATACGGGTTCGAGTCCTGTCTTGACTAACCTTGTTTTCATAAGGATTAATTTTCCCTGACTTGTTCTCAAGTTGGGGTTTTTTATTCTCATACCCCCAACGCAATAATATAACCTACAACATGCCACTACTAATACTTTACATTGTTTCTATGTCGCAAATTATTACTATTTTTGCGACATGAAAGACCCATTAAGCATACAGCGAATAGCAACTACACACCCATTAGTACGTGATACCTTTACAAAGTTCATAGATGCCGCAGAAAGCGAGTTAAATATAACGCTAAGGGTAACACATGCACTCAGGACTATAGCCGAGCAAAACGCACTATATGCGCAAGGTCGAACTACAGCAGGTAAGATAGTAACCAATGCGAAAGGCGGTCAATCGTTTCACAACGTAGGCACTGCAATAGATGTAGTGGAGTTGGTAGGTAAAACTGTTAATTGGAACTTCGATTATTCCAAATTAAAGCCTATAGCGGATAGGTTTGGCATAGAGTGGGGTGGTACATGGAAGTTTGTAGATAAGCCCCATTTTCAAATTACATTTGGATATGATAAGGCTACTCAGTTAGCGGTACTACCAAAAGATAGTAAAGGCTACCCAATAATAAAATAATAATTTCAACCTACTTAAATTTGTGTAGTTTTGCAAACATTATTCACATAACTGCAAATAATGGCTAATCAGCACACAGTGTCAAGGTATCAGAAATACAATGATGAACTATTACAGCTACATAATTCAGGGATAAGCCAATACGAAACATGCCGACAAATAATAAAATCGCACAAATTAGATTGTAGCGAAGATGGATTAAGGACACATTTAAGGAAGCTAATCAAAAAACAACAGCACCCACTATTAAGTGATGAATGTGAACAACTAGGAATACCACTAAATGAAGTTAAGCACTATTGGCATAAGGGCAAGCATTTCTCTCTATTTGTTGACGGTAAAGGTCAACAAGTTAGCTATGAGGATATACGCAATTCTATCATAGCAGACATTACCAACTATGCACCGATATACCCTACTATACAATACAATCAAGATACTGAAGGTTATCTGCTAGTAATTGACCCAGCAGATATACACCTAAATAAACTATGCAGTGCGTTTGAAACCAATGACGCATGTAACCATGACATAATATACAACCGAGTAATAGAGGGCGTAAAGGGTATATTAGGGTACGTGCGAGGCTTTAAGATTGACCAGATACTATTCGTAGCAGGTAATGACATACTGCATGTCGATAGCCCCAAAAACACCACTACAAGCGGTACGCCACAAGATGCGTCAATGATGTGGTATGATGCTTTTGTTTTGGCACGTAAATTATTAACAGAGTGCATAGAATTACTACTACCTATAGCACCTGTTCATTTCCAGTATAACCCTAGTAACCATGATTTTACAAATGGTTTTTTCCTTGCACAAACTATACATGCGTGGTTCGCGAAATGCGAAAACATTACATTCGATACCTCAATGGCACACCGTAAGTACTACACATACGGTCAAAACATAATCGGTACTACACATGGCGATGGTGCAAAAGAAACTGATTTGGCATTACTTATGGCACATGAAGTAGGTGAGAATTGGCACAAATGCAAACATAGATACTACTATACCCATCACATACACCATAAGAAAAGTAAAGAGTATATGAGTGTATGTGTGGAGAGTTTACGTAGCCCAAGTGGTACTGACGGTTGGCATCATCGCAATGGCTATCAGCATAGCCCAAAAGCAATCGAGGGGTATATACATAGCAAGAATAACGGTCAGATTAGTAGGCTTACGTACATATTTTAAATAAAATAGCCCACTATTTAAGGTAGTGGGCTATTAAATTTACTTTGTGTTTATTTCCCTCTGCAAGTACCATAATGCTTTTTTCAAATCTTGCAGCCTATTACCTTTCAAATCAGCACGTAGTATATATTTCACTACATTACCCAATTTATAATTTAGCTTGTAGTTTTCAATCACATCTATTACCTCAATGCCGTTAACGGTGTAATGCGGTGGGTGGTTTACCATGTCGATGACTTGCTCGGTATGGTTTGGTGTAGGCTTACTCTCCAAACTTGCAATGAAATCGGAGTAGGTTATCTCGGGTAGTTTACCGTTACTATTGTAGTTGTAGTAAATTGGCTTGTCTGAAAATATATCTTTTCTGAAAAATATATAGTCGTCATAAAAGCATACTGATACTTCCAACCCGTACCCCCTTGCCAATTCCGCTAAGTGGTTCAATTCTTTCTCAGTTGCGAACTTAATCGCTTTGTTCTCAAATGGATTATTCATGTGTTATATTGTTTAAAAAGTTATCAAAATCTTGCATTATTGTTGGAATTTCTACATCTCCAAATACAGGCAACAAAGCCACACTAAACCCATCGTGTCTACCTTTAATATACACATCTTGCATCAACTCATACACCACACCAGCAAGTACCATTTTCTGCCTAATTTGGTTCTGTTTAACGCTCGGGGGTAGTATCTCTTCATACGGTTGGTTGTGGGCTTGTTTTAGCTTAGTAACAAGCAGTTCGGCTATTTTACGTTGTTGGGTGGGTGTCATCTTCGTTAAGTTTAGTTAAAATAAAATCAATACCTGCCGACAATGCAAGGTCGTGTGTGTCTTTGTAAATTATCTCGTGTAGTTGAAGTGTTGGAATGGCTATAACCACACATTCCCAATGAAATTTATCTGTGTAGACTGGTTCTGTGCCTACAAACCAACCTTTAACCTCACGTAGCCATGTAGCAACATCTACCAGTTTGTCGCCTTCATAATGTGATTCGTAGCCTATTTTTTCTAATAGCTTATCTTGTTCGGGGGTGGTTCTTGTGTGTTGCATTATTTTTTATGTTTTTTTAAAATGGTTATTGCATCAGATAGCACACTGATTGTAGCCACTAACAATATGCAGTTAAGGAATAGTAAGCCTATGATAATTTGCTGCATGTTAGTCAAGTAATTTAAATAAATGAGGATAATCGGGGCAAAAAGTAACCCACCTGTGCGGATTAGTTTCATCTTCATGACCCCAACAATCACTACATAATGCGTGTACTTTAGGGTACAAAATATCCCCTTTAAACAAGTGCGTAAAATGTGGCATTGTGTTTATTACCTCGTATCTGTTATTGTTCATTATATTGTGCTTTAAGTGTTTCCAAATGTTGTATAGCCTTATCGCTTTCGGCACGTATTACCCTAATCATATCGTCTGCTAATGGTGGCGGTATCTGCTTAGTTTTACCCTTACAAATGTCATATACATATTGTGGGTGTACTTTTAGTACCATCTTATCCCATAGCTTGATTGCTTTAAATAGGTCGTTAATTCTGTACATCGTGTGTTATAATTTTTCACAAAGATAGTCTAATCCACCGAATAAACAAATAAAAATATTTTTTTACAAAAGTTTGTAGTTTCAAAAAGTATTTGTACATTTGCTAAAGATTAAACGATAAAACATGGCAACAGAAACACAAAACACAATATTAGCGGAGATTATTCCTTACGATTTTAGGCAGACCGAACAATACATCGTCAAGCCACAGCCAAATGACGATGATGACGATTACGAAGACGAATACACAGATTCATATTAATAACCATTTAAAACCAAACTTATGAGCGCATTTACAGATTTACTACAGTTCGCAACAGAACTAACACCAGTGCAAAGTAAACGTTTCTTAGACCTACTTTCAGCACACATCACAGAGGAACAAAGGCAGGTTAATTTACTACTTGCCGACACATCAGCAGATATCAAACCATTTGAAGTTGTCGCAATCGCAGGTACAGCAGAAACGTTATTATCTAACCCACATCAAACCATTGAAGGATGCTAGACCCAAAGAACCCAACAACGGCAGACAGCGCACTAATAATCGGTGCAATAATAGTAGTAATGGTATTCGTTATGATTGTACGTGAAAGCATAACAACTACTAAGAGAAAAAAGGAATTTAACGAACAAGATTTATTTAAATAACATGATACCGCAACATATAGAACTAACATTTTACATAGTACTGATAGTAATCGGAATTATTTACCTTCTTAAAAAAATACACAATGACTAGAAAACACAAACACGACCTACTCGTACAACTCCGATACAATCAGCACTTACTTGTTAGTAGGCGCAGACCAAAAGTGCGATATTCTCAGCTTTTCTCTAACTTTTTAAAAGCCATACAATGCACATTTTCAAAGCGATAGAACAAAAACTAACAATAGTTACCACATCAATCGAGCAGCGCAATTTCTTAACGGCTGTACTTGATTACATGCAGCAAGAACCAGCGTTACCGTTTACATTAGATACTGATTGTGTATGCGTATGGGTAAGCGATGGAACGTATCTATTCACACTAACGCATAAAGAAGTTGATGCTGAATATACGCTACTTACCGACTTTGAACTAACATTCAACATCAAACAACTATCTGCAATTTTGGGCAAACATAGCAGTACCGTACACCAACTATTAAAACGCCCTGAAAACTGGAAACACCACAACATAGCAAGTAAAAATAAATGTGGAAAAGAAATACAAGTTACTTTGAAATTCCAATAACATTTTGTACATTTGCTTATTATCAACTAAAACACACAAACACAATGAGTACATTAAGAAAAGCCACAAGGCAAAAGGCTAAAATCAGATTAGGACTATCAGCCGTAAGCGGTGGTGGTAAAACATTCAGTGCTATACTTATCGCTAAAGGGTTGGCAGGTGGCGACTTGTCAAAAGTTGCTATCATAGATACAGAAAATGGCAGTGCTGACCTTTACGCACATTTAGGCGATTACAGCGTGTTATCGCTTACAGCACCCTATACACCTGAAAAGTATATAACAGCTATTAAGGAGTGCGAAAATGCTGGTATGGAGGTAATAATAGTAGATAGCATAACCCATGAGTGGGACGGCAAAGGCGGTATATTAGAAATATCCAATAGTATGACTGGTAACAGTTATACTAACTGGGCTAAGATTACCCCACGTCATCAGGCTTTCCTAGATGCTATCTTACAATCCCCTTGCCACATGATTACCACCGTTAGGCGTAAGACTGATTATGAGTTAGTAGATGTGAATGGTAAAAAAGTACCACAAAAAGTAGGGCTAAAAGAAGTTACAAGAGAGGGCTTTGAATATGAGTTGACTTGTAACTTAGAACTTGACACAAAACACAGCGCAACAGTAAGTAAAGACCGTACAGGGCTATTTGATGCTAACATCCCATTTATGCCAAGTGAGGATACTGGAAGAATGATATTAGAGTGGTGTAATAGTGGGGTAATATTACCTGAGGTAACACTAGAACAAAAGATACAAAGGTGTAACACAATTGAAGGTTTATCCATGCTATTTGCAGCACATACAGACCTTAGTGATGACATGAAACAACTATTTTCAGAACGTAAACAAACTATACTAAATGCACACAAATAACGAATTATCAGCTACATCAATTCTTAGCCTATTTGAAACCACCAAATCCGAACGTACATCATTTGTACGTTCGGTAATTAACAGCCTTAAAGACGGCAATACAGACCCGCTAAAGGTACATTTACAAGTAAAGAATACAGAGGCTTTGATTAAGGAGCTATCAGAGGATAAGGAATATAAAGAAATGCTACTTACTCAGGCTGCAAAGCATGGTAAAAACTTTGATTTGCATAATGCTAATTTCCGTATTCAAGAGGTGGGAACGAAGTATGATTTTGCACATTGCGGGGATAGCGTGATTGATGGGTTGTATAAAGAAATGGCAGAACTAAAAACTAAAATAAAAGAACGTGAGGAGTTTTTAAAGTCATTACCGCCTAACGGTTTGGATATTGTAGACAGTGCCACAGGAGAAGTATCTACAATACTAAAACCAATTAAAACATCTACTACATCTATTGCCGTAACACTTAAATAACCCTACCATGATAATAACAGCAAAATATATAGAAGAACAATTTTGGTTAGAGCGCAAATTTAAAGGAGTGCTAACAGTTGAACGAATAGAGCAAGTAGTTTGCAGCCATTTTAAAGTATCTATTGAGCAGGTGATGACAGGTAGCAGACGATACAATATAACCGAATGTAGGCATTTGATATGGTACTATTTGCGTACTACAGGTATGTCGCTACAAACAATAGCAGCGGCATATAACAAGATGAATCACACCAGCGTAATACATGCACTAGAAAAGGTAAATAGACTACTACAGAATGATGACGAAATGAAATACAATATATCAAAGATTAACACACTACTAAATTTACCAAATTATGACCACAAATAAAGATGCAGAACTTAAAGGACTTGCCAAAGATTTGCGTAGGTTATTATACCTCAATCAAGCGCAAACATTCACGATACAATCAATTATAGCTAACCCAATTTGCCAACCTATACTGAAAGACATAATTAAAAAGCAGGTTAACGCAATGAATTATGTACGTGATGAAATAAAAAGGCGCGACCATAAAGACACATGGAAACCAATACAGAACGAACTGGATAGCGATAGGATGCACGATATAGCAGTACACATTGACTTTATTTCAGACATTGCCAACCTTGCAGAAATAACCGACATACTACAGGAACATTATAACGAACAATTAAAAGCTAAACAACATGCAGAGGCGTAACGAGATAATATCAGGTGAGGTGGGACATACAAAAATAAAACGTGATTACGGCATCTTTTCACTTTACAAACTACATGAAGGTGAATGCAGATACCGTAAGATAATGGAAAGTACCAACTACGAGGACATAAGACCATACAGGCACGAACACCGAAAAAAGCATACTTATACACCACCACCACCAGTTACAGTAGAACAAAGTAGAGCAATGCAGATTAAAGCAAAAAAAGGTAAACAGCAAGTACAGCATACAAGACCTAAACAAATGCTACCAATAGGACACGTTAAAGTAAAGGTAGCACGTGAAGCGTATCATGTATTAATGCACATCGGTAGTAATCAGTACAAAAAGATTAAAACATTATATAAGTTTGCCGATACTTTGCCATACCGAAACAATAAAATGATGACGCACAATGGGAAAATAATGTACAGAGATTTCCCCGAACCAGTACCAAAGGTAAAACCTATCCCACTACCAAAAACCAAACCAGCACCGAAAGTAGTACAGACAATGGAGGCTACTTTGAGGGCGAAGGATAAGTTACTAGAGAGGATAGCCCGAACCGATAAGTTAGTCATTGCAGAGCAAAACAGACCGCAAAAAGTACGGGTGGTAGTAAACAGTAAGACTAGCATAATGGTGTACCCTAATGAGGTTGAAAATGCCATAGCGAGGTATAACCAACGTTACAGGCAATCTCAGGAACAATCACATATACACCAGCGCAAACCAGTTGCCAAGACCAAACAAAAACAACCGCAATCAGATTTAATATTTTTTCACTAAACACACAAATAACACACATGGACTACAAAGAGTTTTTAAAGACTAAAGAAAAACGCCTAATAGAAACAGGGTTTGAGCATTCGGGCGGTTGGAGTTGGTTATACCCATTTCAGGAGTATTGCGTTAAAATAGCACTCAAAAAAGGTAGGTTTGCACTGTTTGAGGATTGCGGACTAGGGAAAACAAGACAGCAAATAACATGGGCTAATGAGGTGGTAAAACACACCAATAAACCAGTGTTAATACTTGCACCTTTGGCGGTAGTAGGGCAAACAATACAGGAAGGTAACGCAATAGGGATAGATGTAACCGAATACAGTAGTAACGCAACAAATGCAACTGTTTACATTTCAAATTACGAACAACTTGATAACATTGATTGTTCTATATTTTCGGGGGTCGTACTTGATGAAAGCAGTATATTGAAAAACTATTCAGGTGCAATAAAAGAAAAGATAATAGAATTATTTGCACACACTCCATACAAGTTAGCTTGCACCGCCACACCTTCACCGAATGATGAACTAGAAATAGGCAACCATGCCGAGTTTCTACAAGTGATGACTTCGCAAGATATGCGGGCTATGTTTTTTACTACCGACAAAAACATTATAAACGGTGAAAAGTACAGGCTAAAAAAACACGCTATTAAACAGTTTTACAGATGGATTAGTACGTGGGCTATAATGATAAGTAAACCGTCTGATATTGGTTTTGATGATTTAGGCTACAACCTGCCACAGCTAATATACCATGACAAAAAAGTAATAACTGATAAGCGAGATAACGGTAGTTTATTTAACTCCGTTTCAGTATCAGCTACAGAGTTTAACGGTGAATTAAGGCTAACTAAGGTTGAGCGAATGGACGAAGTAGCAGCAATAGTAAACAACAGTAGCGAACAGTTTATAATTTGGATTAAACACAATGAAGAGGGCGAACTACTAAGGCAATTAATACCCGATGCAATAGAGGTAAAAGGTTCTGATACCAACGACTACAAAAAGAAACACCTACTAGGTTTTGCTAACAACGCATTTAGGGTTTTAGTAACTAAAAGTAAGATTGCACAGTTTGGGCTTAACTATCAGAATTGCCATAATCAAATATTTGCGTCACTAGATTTTAGCTTTGAAAGCCTATACCAATCAATCAGAAGGTCATACCGTTTTGGACAAAAAGAAAATGTAAACATTTATTTAATCACAACAGACACAATGGAAAACGTAATTAAAAGTATCGAAGAGAAAGAAGCTAAATTCATTCAGATGCAAGATGAAATGAGAGAGGCGATAATGAGTAACGTTGTACACTCTACAGTTAAGTATGTACCAAAAGTAACCGCTACAGACAACTATAAACTAATAATGGGTGATTGTGTAGAAGAGGTACGAAAGATGCCGAGCAACTCAATAGATTATTCTTTTTTTAGTCCGCCATTCGGGGCTATGTATGTATTTTCTAATGATGAAAGGGATATGAGCAACGTAAAGAATAACAAAGAGTTTTTAACCCACTTTAGTTATTTGGTTGAGGAGTTATTCAGGGTTATTAAAAATGGTAGACTTGTCACTATTCACATGATGCAATCCACTACTTTATTAGGGCGTGACGGCTACTATTCTATTGTTGATTTTAGGGGCGATTTAATACGCATGTTTCAGGATAAAGGCTTTTATTTCCATGCCGAAAATATGATAAGGAAAGACCCAAAGACCGCAGCTATACGCACTAAAAATAGACAGCTAATGCATGGCACAACTAAAAAAGATAGTTCAATAGTTCGCCCAGGTCTTGCGGATTACATGCTTACCTTTAGAAAGTCGGGAGAGAATGAAAAACCTATAAGAAATGAAATACCATTTGACTTATGGTGCAAAATAGCCGAACCTGTATGGATAGAGATTGAGGAAGGTGATACACTAGAGTTTAGGAGCGCAAAAGACCACAAAGATGAAAGACACTTAACACCTACGCAACTAAAGCCTATTGAATGGCTATACCTTATGTACACAAATAAACATGATACCGTACTTAGCCCTTTTAGTGGCATAGGTAGTGAGGGTGTAAAGGCTTTAATGATGGATAGAAAATACATAGGAGTTGAGTTAAAAAAGTCATACTATGATATTTCAGTAAAGAACCTTAACAACGTTATTACATCAAAATCGCAACTTTCACTACAGCTATAACAGAAAATACTCCACACGTTTATATACCTTAAGCGTGTGGAGTTACCTAAACAAATAAAACTATTTTAACATGATAGACATTCGCAAAGCACTCAACCAAAGGTGCTACATAATATTTGACAGTAACGAACAGCTATGCAAGTTCCTAACAGACAATGACTTAACAACCTTTCTAGGGATAGCAGAAAACGAAACAATAATAAGCGTACATCTTGACAATGACCTTATTAGCCTTGCAAAGAAAGTAGACCACGACATACCAACTTACCACCACACCGAACTAACAATAACAGACGATGGAGAATAACAGATACCGACTTAAAGAAGATAAGATACTTGGCAAGATTAAGGTAGCAAGTAAGGGAGATATAGTAACGGTGGTATCCACATCGGAGGGCAATGAAGGTATAGTCTGCATTGTTAGTAGAGATAAAGACGATAACAGATTTTCAGTATTAGCAAAACTTTTAACACCAATTTTATAACCGCCAACAGGCACAAAACAAAAAAAATGAGTAGCTTTAATTTGACAGGCACACTGATTGCCAAATCTGAAACACAACAGGTATCAGATAAGTTTAAGAAACGTGAATTTGTCTTAATGACAGTAGAAAACGTAAACGGTACGGAATACCCAAATCCACTCAAAATGCAAGCCGTACAAGCGAAGTGTGATGTGTTGGATAAGTACGCAATCGGCAGCCAAGTATCGGTACATTTTAATGTAAAGGGCAACAGCTATATTGACAAAAAAGACGGCAGCACTAAGTACATTGTCAATCTTGATATGTGGAAAATTGAGCCAGTAGCAGCCAGTACCACAGCACAGCAGACCGCACCAGTAGAAAACCAACCAGCTATGCAACAGGCTATAGATTCACTCCCATTTTAATCTTGCATAACACCCTATAAACCCTATCACTTTAAAAACACACAACTATGTTCACACTAAGAGATTATCAGTTAGAAAATGTACTTGAAGTAGCACATGCAGTACACAATTACAAGCGTATAATTAACTGCATTGCTACAGGTGGTGGTAAAACTAAGATAGCTATATCCATAACTAACAGGGCGTTAAGTAAAGGTAAAACGGTGCTATTTATAACGGAAAGTGATAAGATATATAAGCAGTTAGATGCCGAGATAATAGATACAACCAACATCAACAGCACTGCAAAACTTAGCTACTTAGCACCCAATAGGTTATACCTAGCAATGGCACAAACATTAGCACGTAGGGCAGAACTAATTAAACAGTTCGCTAAGATGGGTAACAGCCTATTAATTATCAACGATGAAGCGCACGTAGGCACAGCCACAAAACTACTACTACAGCTACCCGATGCACTACTAATAGGGCTTACAGCTACCCCAGCAATGAAGTGGGCAAAGCACCTACCAACGCTATACAACAGCATAATAGTAGGTAAACAGCCTGAATGGTTAGTGGCTAATAACTACCTAGTAAAATACCAACATGCACAGGTGACAGCCGCTAACCTGAATAGCCTACAAATTAAAGCAGGGGAGTTTACAGAGGAGTCACAGGAAAGGATATTCGATACAGTTAATTCACACCAGTTTGTACTACAGCACCTAAGGCAATACAGGTACACTAAATGTATGATATTTTGCGCAAGTATCAAATCGGCAGAATCATTACATGCATACCTAACCACTCAGGGACACAAAGTAGCCACACAACATAGCAAATACGAAATACGTAGTGAATCGGTACAGGCATACGAATTAGCACAATTCACAAACCTACATAGCGGTGTAAATATTTGCATAAGTATTGCATCAATGAATAAGGGCTTTGATTTTCCACCAGTTGACCTAATACTTTTATACCGAGCAACTACAAGCCTACCATTATACTTGCAGATGTGTGGCAGGGCAAGCCGTACAAGCCCCGATACAGGTAAAGCAATGTGGACTGTACTTGATTACGGTGGTAACGGTAAGCGGCATGGTAGATGGGATTATCCATGTATAAACGGTGAGCCAGTAGACTGGAATGTAGTATGGAATACTATACCAAAAAAACGTGAAGGGGTAGCACCTATTAAAGAATGCCCCAAATGTAAATATCTACTACCAATATTAGCACAAGAGTGTACTAATTGTGGGCATGTGTTTGTGAAAACAAAAGACCCCAAACATATAGACGATGTGCATATTGTTATGTTGGAGCAGCAAAACGCACAATTAGCAAATATTAAAGGTAAACGAATATCACAATTAACACCTATAGAACTTGCTAACTATGCAAAAATTAAAGGTAAAAAACCGTATGCAGCAAGAGTAGCAAAAGCCTTAACATTAACCACACCAAATTACATTTATGAATATGCAAAAGCGATGGGATATAAAAATGGTTGGGCAGATTTTAATGCACCAAGTTACGGTGAAAAGATTGATTTTTTCGATAAAATAGTTTAACTTTGCAGACCACTAGCGGCAACTAGTGACAAAGATATTATAACTAACCTTTAGTGGGGGACGCTTTGCCGAGCTGAACCCATTAAAGGTTAATTTTTTTAACATACTCGCACCATACCCACTACAAGGGAGAGGTTATATTTCCTAACCATACTAATATTTTTACACAATGCAAGAACTATCTGCTGTATTCGGGCAAGTACAGGAACTTTTATCGGCTGGTATATCCATTGTACCAGTACGAGACAAAGCAGAAACAAAACAAGATGGAACTATCATACCTGCCAAAGTAGCCTACTCAGGATGGAAACAATACCAATCTACTATAATTAGCAAAGAGGCGTTATGGTACGAAATGGATAAACACAATACTACAGCTATTGCTATGGTATGTGGTAGCGTATCGGGCAACTTAGAGATAATTGATATTGACTGTAAGCATTGGAACGGTATAGATGGTAGACTTTTCAGCGATATACGCCAAATATACCCCGAACTATGGTACAGGCTGAGGATACACAAAACACCGTCAGGAGGCTATCACATACTATACCGAATTGCAGATGGTAAGGCGCAAGGGAATAAAAAATTAGCATGGAAAGCAGATGTAAAGGAATGTGGCATTGAAACAAGGGGAGAAGGTGGTTATGCCCTCGCACCCCCGTCAATGGGATACTCAATTCATCAAGGTGCTAACATACCACTAATAACACAATCAGAGCGTGATAGCTTGATTAATTTATGTATCAGCTACAACCAACGCATCAAAGCAGAAGTAAGCTATAAGCCTACAAAAAAACAGACTGATTACTACGATGAAAACCCATTTGACCATTTTAACGGTAGCATAGCAGCAGAAGACATACTAACAGCTAATGGTTATAAAATATTCAATGACCATGATATGTACAGAAGATGGACACGACCAAACAGAAATGAAGGTGGCGTATCTGTAACATTTCGTAAGGATTACCGATTATATTACTTTTTCACCACATCAACAGAATTTGAGGCGGGCAAATGGTTAACACCAGCAGCGGTACTATGTACTTTACAATTCGGTGGGGACTACAAAAAACTATATCGTCATTTAGTAGATAGTGGATATGGCAAAATTAAACATGAACATGAACAAAGGATTATCAAGACCGCTACAGCCTATAATACTCCTACACCAGCTAACATATCAGATGAGGCTAAACAGTTTGTACAGGATATACTAATAAAGGCTACAGAAACGCACCCACATGGCATATTTTGGGCGATAAATGACAAGGGCGGCACATACATCAGCAGAGAGAAATTATACACAGTTTCGCATGGTTTAGGGTATAGGTTACATAAAGAAGATGTGACAAAAATACAAGGTTATAAGATATGCCGTACCGATGCACGTACATACTTTGATGAACTTAAAGCATATATACACATAGAAGATGCAGACGAATACGAAACGGTGTTTAACTCCTTAGATGAATTTATCCAAAAGTCAGGAAAACATATCATTGCTAGCCTACCAATATTAGATACATCAGTCATACTGACCCCCACTAAACACCTATCATATAAGTTCTATAACAACTGCTATGCGACTATTGATAAAGATGGTGTAGAAGTGCTACCCTACAGCAATCTACCTACCAATAAATTAATATGGGAAAACAAAATACAATTACGTGACCTAACAGTAACAACAGATAACAGCCATAAAAATTCACTTTATTACAAATACCTTGACCTATCTGTAAGTGTTACACCGCATGTATTGCAATGTATTGGCTATTTATGCCATGAATTTAAAGACGAATCAGACGCATATATAGTAGTATTAGTTGAGCAATGCCCCGACCCTAAATCGGGTGGTGGTAGCGGTAAAAACATATTTAGCAATATGCTTAAATACGCTACAAGTGTTAAGAACCTACCCGGGAGCCAAGTTGTATTAGATAAGGATTTCCTACAGTCATGGGACTACGAAAAAGTGCTATCTATATCTGACGTTCCAAAAAAGTTTGATTTCTTATTTTTAAAGGAACTTTCATCAGGTAACGGTATCAACAAAAAACTATTCAAAAATATTAGCACCGTTGATGTGGGCGATATGCCAAAGCTATTAGTCAGCACAAATTACAGTTATGAGGTGTCAGACGGTGGGTTAAGGCGCAGGATTATCCCGATAGAATTTACTGACTTTTTTACAAAGGCAGGGGGCGTAAATACCCATTTTGGCAAGATGTTTCCTACCGATTGGACTACCGAAGATTGGCAAGCGTATGATAACATAATCCTTGCATCAATCCAACAGTGGCTTAAGGTCATGAGGCTTACAGCCCCACAATTAACAGAAGGTGGATGGCAAAAACAATTCGAGCAAGAGTATGGATTACTAACTTTACAGTTCATTGAGGAAAATATTACAGAATGGAAACTTATAAAAAAAGTGCAGGTTAAAGCGTTTAACAACACTTACGATACCTTTTATTCTGATAATGGTGGCAATAAATTGTATAAGTTATCATCTATACGGCTTAATTCAGCACTAGAAAGCTATTGTCAAAAACACGAAATACACTTTGAAAAACAAGTAGTAATGAAGGAAAATGGCATACTTGACAGATATAAGTTATTTAATGGAGAGCAAAAAAATGATAATTCAGTACCCGATTTAGTACCTTTTTAGCCATTTTAGCCAAAAGTTACAAGGAAGTCTGTAACTGTTACAAACTTTTTTTTAAACTCTGTAACCGATAACTAACTGATTATCAACTACTTATAACTAAAGTTACAGAGTTACAGACTTTTTTCCTATTAACGCATGAAGAGAAAAAAAAAGAAGAGTAGTAAAAGTAAAAAAGTAAGAGGCTGCAACTTTTTTTATTTATATAGAATGGGGTTAAAAATGGGTAAAAGTTTGTAACTCGGCATTTTGGGCGAAAAAAGCACTGATTATCAATGAGTTAGCGGTTACAAACTTTGAAAAAAACGAAAATGCAAGTCTGTAACTTTGTAACTTTCTAATATGTAGCAGTACCCAACATTTAAATAACAAAACACAATTTAAACTAAAATAACTTTTACACTTAGAGCAATGACAAAACAACAACTACTAGAACAAGATGCAATAGGTTGGGCATCGGAAGATAAACTACAAGCCGCATGTTACCAATGGGCGCATAATACATACCCTGAAATAAGGGGTACATTGTTTAGCGTTCCGAATGGTGGGTACAGAAACAAGATAGAAGTAATGAAAATGAAAGCGACAGGGCTTACATCAGGTGTACCCGATATGCTTTGTGTGTACGGTGGTAAATTAACGGCAATAGAGCTTAAAAATGGGGCTAGTGGTGTACTTAGTAGGGAACAGAAAGAACTACACCTTATTTGGGCTAAAAACGGGCATTACGTGCATGTTTGCAGAACGGCAAGTGATTGGATTAATGTAATTGAGGAACTAATCAACAATTAGGATATGAAAACACAAATCAGAATACCACAATCGGAACGGCTTATAGTGCTAAACAAGTATGGCTGCAAATGTGCGTACTGCGGTAACAACCTAACCCTAGTTACATTAAAACTAGACCCCACACCCGATAGTATATATCCAAGCTGCATGAGGTGCAAAAAGCGTAAGGGTAGTAAAAGTATTGAGCAGTTTAGGCTACACATAGCAATAGTACATAAGCAGCTACAATATCTTAACAGCAAGTACAGTTTGTGTAAAGATTACGGTATGGTAACAGATGTAACAAACGATATAATTTTCCACTTTGAAAAATAGGCGAAAAATACAGTTAGCAAGGTGTATATACCATTTAACTAAAAAACCCCCCAAAATCAAAAGATTAGGGGGGTTTAAAGCTATATTGTGGTGGTCATTGCATCAACCCACTTTTGCACGCTACCATGTTTTTTTATTATGTTAACTTTTACGGTCGGTTTTATTCTAATAGTGGTAATTTCTTTTGGTGCGTTACCTTGTTTTTTGCGTTGTTCAGCTCGGATTATCTGCCAAGCGTTTGCCCATGCTTTGGGTTCTGTTTTTTGATACTGATTATCTTGTTTTGTATTGTCTATTACAAACATATTACCAAAAGGCAAATCAATTTCCGAGCAAACAGCATCGGGGTAAACTTCAAGTACCTTGACTTTACTTATGATTGTTCTAGGCATGTTAGTAGTTTTGAATTAGTGCCGCTAATATCAGCAGCGTTAGGAATATTATTATTTTGCGTATCATGTGGTTAAAATTAAGGGGGTGTAATTTTTTTTCCAAAAAACCTTGGGGGGGGGTAAAGCCTATTCTATTGGTAGGCTGGTAAGGTCGCTTAATGCAATGTAGTGGGTGAATTGATACAAGTATGACGCATTGCCAATATAAAGCCTAATTCTATCGTCAGAGGTCAACTCCAATATACCGTGACATACTTGTTTATATTCAGCGTCTAAATCTATTGCACATACCTTTTCATCGGGTAGGTGTTTTGCGTCAATTTTACGCCACATTACGGGCTTATCTGTATTAGCCACTAGTATCTCTACATTCAATGTAATATCCTCATCAGAAAAGCAGTATAATAGTGGGTAATTCTCAAACCTGATACCTATAAAGTTATCGGATTGAACTTCTATAATTTCACCTATCCAACCGCTTACATTTAAATCAGTTCCAGTACTTGCGGTTATTACTTTTACTCTTTGCCCTACTTTAAATTCTGTGTTCATAAAATATGTGTTTAGTTTTGCCCACAATAGCCGCCTGAATTAACAGAGCGGCTCGGTGGGGGGTATTGTGTTTGGTTAAGATTCCCAATAGGTATAGCTGTCGTATGCTTGTTTATATATTGGGTTATTGCTAACATCAATATCCATATCCTCAACTTTCTTTATAATGTTGGCTGCACGTGTTTGAGCATTATTGTAAAGTGTTCTACTTTTACCCTGACCATACTTATGTGTTCCCATAATTTCTGCACATGATTTTAAATCATAAGCCATGTTTCCAAGTACTGCATTTGTGTTAGATGTGTTCATAACTGTGTGTTTTTATTGTGTGATTAATATGGTGCGTATTCGTAACCTGACTTAACTAATTTTTGCGCATCTGCTGGAGTGCAAACCCAAAATTTACAATCGTCACCCATAACAATCATGTGCAACTTTTCGCAGCGATTAACAAAGCGTACAGCCGCTTCGATTGTAGATAATACTGTAGGATTGTAGCGTGTGTTTAGTGTGTGTTTCATTGTGCTATTTTTTTCAAAAGTAATACAAAGTAAATTACTAACCTAATTTATTTTGAAAAGTTTTGCAGTTGGTTGGATGCTGCACCCCGAATACTTTAAATGTGAGTATAAAGCCCTGTATATTGAGTGAAAATATCTTGCAACATATCGCAATAAACACCTTCGATAGTTGCCTTTGTTTTTCTGTTAAATTGTTTGTCTACACTAAAAAACTCCATATCGTATGTGTCCATAGAATTCAATTTGATAGTCAAATATTGAGCTTGTATTTTGTTACGTGTTAACTTCATGCTTAGATAGTTTTCACCAGCACCGAAGTTTTTACTACCTGTCATGGCAATAAATTTGTTACCGCCTAATTGCGCTAGTATTGTTTGAGCTACTTCCATGTTTGTTTTTGTCTGTGTCATTGTGTGTTTGTTTTTGTGATACAAAGATAATGCGGTATGTATTACAAACCAAATAAAAGTACAACTATTTTAAAAATTATTTTTGCAGATCGTATCTAGTTCTTTTCTGAATGCTTTTTTGTAGTAGTCGCTTACGTGTTTAAACTCACTCTCATTATCATGGTAGAACCTTTGCACCGTAATAGTTCCGTAAGTACCAAACCGAGTATTTTTAACCATATCTTTAAACTTTTGATACTGCTTGTCGGTTTTAATCTTGTACCAATAATCTATGATTGACTGTATTTTGTTTATTGTTTGCATGTTGTTGTTATTTTCCCATCAATAATTCCGCTACCAGTTCAGCACCTTCGAGTGTATCGCAATGGGTGGGATTAGTGCAGTTTTTGTCGTGGAATAAACCGTCTTGTGATTGTCTGCATAGTACAACGTTAAAACCCTCAGATAATGGGTAAATACGCACCTGCCAATTGTTTGAAGTGTGGTATTTGTAAGTGGGTGTGGTGGTGTATGTTAGCATGATTTAAAATAGTTTGGTTCTTTACCTACAACCCAATTCATAATGTATCTGCAACCGCAATACTCTATAGTAAAATTTGGCTTATTACCGTACAATGCAAGTACTTTAGCTTCGTTCTCCATTGGTATGTTGGCTATCATTGGTAGCCCTAAATTACCGTTGTTAAATACGTTTAAATAGCCTATGCCGTTGTGTATAATGTTTGTGTATTCCATAACTTTAATTTTGGTACGTTGATAGATTTTTGTTGAATATTCTATAATGTGGATTATTTGCACAATCTATCATGTATGGTAGTGTAAGAGTGTGTTTGTAAAAATCAACATTTGACTTGTTTACATTTGCAGCATTGTGGTAAACTTTGTAAATGTAAAGGCTCGGAGTGTTGCAGTGTGTGTTGTTCATATCGTTTAGTTTAATGCAGTGTGAGATGCTGCGCCCTGTGTGGTGTTAGATTAATGATAGTGTGATTGATATTTTTCTTTACCATCCCATAGGCTAGCACTTGCGTATGATGCAATTCTAACATAGCCGCCTTCATTGTATTTTGAAAACTGTATTTTCTTTTTCAATAATTCACCGCTAAAATCTATGGTTTTTGTAGCTGTTACCATTTCAGACATGCTACATAAAGCCTCTACCATTTCACCGCATAATGGCAATAATTTACACATTGATTTTGTCATTTCAACTACACAATAGTAGTCTACATTTGTTTGTTCATAGCCCCATGATGAGTACAAAACAGCACCCAATTCTATTTTGTTTGCTACGTGTGGAACAATACCAGCATATTTAACAGTATATTCCATTTCTACCTGTTTTGCTATTCTTGTTTTTAGAATGTTATCTAATAACATGCCTTCAAAGTCTGATAAGTCACCAATAAAGCTATCAAAGTTTACAAGGCAAAGATTAACGTTTTCAACTATTTCTGTTTGTTTCTCGAATAGTTCATCACATTTATATCCGCCCCTTACTACTTCAAAAAGTTCGGTAAATTCAATAACAGATTTGTCTGTAAGCAATGGGAACTGTTTGCTGATTGATGCTAATGTGTAAGTGTTCATTTTGTGTGTTTTTAGTTGTTTGTGTGTTTGATGATGTAAAGGTAATTGAAAAAGTAATACAAAGTGTATTATTGTGGAATTATTTTGAGATATTTATTTTACTAATCTCATAATGCTAAATAAACAGAGATTTTAGCAATGTGAAATACATTTTTATTTATTATTATTACATTACCGTTTTCGTCTTGCTGATAATAGTTAGCTTTTTGTTTTTCCTCAATTCTTACAGTTAAGTCTAAAATATTACTTGCGTCTACTGTATTTTCTGCACCGTAAAAATAATAGGCTTTGTTGTTTGCCGTTGCTGATGTTAATCCAGTATTCATGTTAATATACCCATTTTCAATAAGGTATTTAATGTGTTTTTTTTCGGTAGCAGTTAAATGATTAGAATTCTCTACTGCGATGTGTTTTACTTTGTTTGTCATTATCTGTGTGTTTAGAGTGTAAAGTTAATCCATTATGTAATACAATGTACATTTATTTTGAGATATTTTTTATTGTAATACTGCATAGGTTTTTAGGTTGGTGTATTTTAACCTATATTTGCATAAAATACAATGTTATGGGCAACGCTAATGCTGTAGAAATAACAGAAGACATATTTAATAAAGTGTGTCACGATATGAGTTGTACGCCTCAGGGATTAGTACACATATTAAAGCCATACGGAATAAATAGAAGTAGTTTTTTAGAGTATAAAGAGAAAGAACAACACCGAATCAACACATACGCGCGTGCGAAATCAGATCAAATTGACTACTTAGCTGCTGAAATTAACCGTTTAACGTACGAAATGGAGCAGACTATTCGAGGGGATAAGGTTTACAATGAAATCAACATTAATGCGGCTGTAAACGTGCTTAAAATACAGATTGATTCGCTCAAATGGTTGTTATCTAAACTTGCACCCAAAGAGTATGGGGATAAAATTGAGGTAAACGCCACCACAACTACCACACAAGTATTTAAAATCGGTGATACCGAAATAGCGATGTAATGCAGAATAAAGTTGTTCTATTTGAGCCGTTCCCAAAACAACAAAAGTTTATAGAGTTTGCATTTGATAGTGTGACTAAATATGCGTTGTATGGTGGTGGTATTCGTGGCGGTAAAACGTTTTGTGGGCTTGGTACGTTCATTCTTTTATGCAAGGTGTACCCGTATAGCCGTTGGGCAGTAGTGCGCAAATCCTTGCCCGATTTGAAGCGTAACACCATTGTATCCTTTAATAAGATAGTCCCTACCAACTTTGTAAAATCATACAATCAAGATACACAGACAGTAACATTTAACAACGGTTCACAGATTATATTCTTTGCCGAAAACTATGACGATGATAAGGAGTTGAACAGGTGGAGAGGATTAGAAGTTAACGGGTTTCTGTTAGAAGAGGCAAACGAATTGCAGGAGTTATCATTTTACAAAGCTATTGAGCGTGCAGGTTCACACATACCGCCAGTGGGATGCAAGAAGCCAAAACCATTTATAGGACTTACATGTAATCCATCATGGGGATGGGTAAAGACAACATTTTACGATAGGGCTAAAAATGGCACTTTGCCGCCTGACTTTCAGTATATATCGGCATTGATACATGAAAACCCATATATTACAGAGGATAAGGATTACATGGAGTCTTTGAACAACTTACCACGTTTACAATATGAGGTGTTTGTATTGGGTAATTGGGATGTGAATATGAATGAGCATCCTTGGATATATGCAATGGATGAAGATGTACATATTAAGCCAGTTGAAGTAATAGAAACGTTCCCAATATATCTATCATTTGACTTTAACGCTAATCCAATGAGTTGTACAGTTTGGCAACGTTCGCCTAATGTTGCTGGTAACGGTGGGTGGTGTAGGTGCATAGATGAGTTCGGGGGTCATTTGAAAATAGATGAATTATGCGCTCAAATTAAGACATCTTACCCCAATCACATATTTTATGTAACAGGTGATAGAAGTGGGCAAAATGAGGATATAGGGCGCAATCAAACAGCATACCAAATGATACAGTCATTGTTGCATCTGTCAAACGCTCAGTTACATTTAAATAGTTCTAACCTCGAACACTTTGATAGTAGAATGTTGTGTAACGTAATGTTTGGTAAGTATGATATAACTATTGACCCATGCTGCAAGAATTTGATTGCTGATATACGTAAGGCAAAGGTTGATATTAACCACAAATTAGGCTCACAGCTATTAAAGGATAGAGGCGAAAACAAGATGGATTACTTCGATAGTATGCGTTATTTCTTTCAGACGTACTATAATGAACATGTGCGGTCAACTTATCTTAAAGGTATCACAATTAACAATATAGCAGCATTGCCACCTGATAAGCCAGTAAAACAAATGAAAATAGTTAACAATCAAGGTAAAGAAGTAGAAGACCATAGTAAACGATTTAGAATTTAACTATATTTGCATAATGAACAGCACACTCACAGCAAAACAACACCCCGATTATGAAGTCGCATTTACATGCGGTGAACATGTATTTTACAAGCCTATTGACATTACCAGCTACCATAAGAGCAGAGAGTTAGCAATGGCTGCCCAAGACCAATTCAGTAGGTCAGGCATAGACCCCGACACATTACAGGCGTTTGCACAGCAGTTACTAGACGAGGCGAACAATACAGCACAAAAGGATAGATTGCGTAGTAATGTGTCTGTAATTGCCACTAATCTACTACTTAGGCTACGCAATCCAGTTGACGAACTATGTGCTATAAGAATGGGCGCAATTGCTATGATACACGCTGATGAATACCCCGATGTATGTAATTACGCATGGTTGAAACGTAAGATGGATTTATCGCAGCAACACCCCGACATTTACGCTTTTTTTTTGCAAATGGGTTTAGCGTTTACGCCCGAATACGGCAATCTCTTGCGTGGTTTGATGGCAGAGGAATATTTGACAAATCGGGAACAACAGTTGAAATTAGCAAAACCGATAACCCAATAAGTAAAGTAGATGCCATGTTTAGAAACGATTACCAAACAGCATTGAGGATAGCAGGTGGCAAGCATAGTGAAGCGGAATTTATAATGAATTGCAGTTACTTTGAATGGTACAACAGAATAGCACATAGTATAGAATATTCAGATTATATTAATCCAAAACAAAACAGCTAATGATAAAAACAATACAGCACAACGGAATAGAATATCCACACTTTCAATGTGAAGGTAATGCAGCGCAATTTTGCCGACCATTTGCGCAAAAGGTATGTAAGGGGGTGGGGTACGACATAGGCGGCAATCGTGCGCAATGGGGCTATGTTGATGTTGATGACAACAAAGCAATGATTATAGACCCACTATATAGCAAAGAATATGATGCCTATAACCTACCAAATATAAAAGTAGATTATATACACAGTTCGCACTGCTTGGAGCATTTACCCGACTGGGTTGCAGCTATCGACTATTGGAAAACCAATTTACATAAAGGTGGTGTGCTATTCTTGTACTTGCCCGATTATAGTCAAACATATTGGAGAGTATGGCACAATCGTAAACACATACATTCATTCACTCCAAATATATTACGTGACTATTTGACAGATAGAGGATGGAAGAATATATTTGTTAGTGGGGTGGATTTGAATAACTCATTTATGGTAATGGCTGAAAATTAAACACATGAAAACAACAATAAGAGGTACAGAGATAAGCAGTAATAGCCAGCCTGACTTTTGGTGTAAGGCAAATATATCAACATGGGAACAGCATACCTTTGACATTATAGATAGGCTTGTAACACCAAATAGCACATTCGTTGACATTGGTGCATGGAATGGCGTATTGTCAATGTATGCAGCTAAGAATGGCGCAAAAACTATATCGGTTGAGCCTGACACAATAGCACATGGTTATTTGATTGATAACTTTGCATTGAACAACGTAAGCGGCAAAGTAATTAACGCAGCTATAGGTAATGCTACAGGCAAAGCAATATTATACCATCATGGGGGATATGGCAGCTCAATGAGTTCGCTAGTACATGGTTTTGGTGGTAAAGAGGTGGATACAATTAACATAAGCGAATTAATACAAGATGTTCAAAATATAAGCCTCATAAAAATAGACATTGAAGGTGCGGAGGTTGATATACTACCACATGCAATAGACATACTATGCAAGTACCCTATTCACTTATCGTTGCACCCATTTTGGTCAGATACGGCAAAACTAAATGACTTTATATTTTCATTCAATGTATATTTGTATGGGATTGAGTTGTTAGATGTGCAAAGGTTTGAAGAACTTGTTAAACTAAATGAAGGTTTTGACCTATTATTACTACCAAAATGAGAACAGCAATCGTAATTCCCACGTATAATAGACCTGAGTACGTAACACAGTGCTACCAATCATTGTGTGAAATGTCGACCATGCCCGACCACATATTTATAATAGATGATTGCAGTACGGTTAAGATGCCGATGCTCAATTTACCTAATGTTACGTATGTATCAACCCACAAAAATAGCGGTGTTAAATACGCATTACATTGCGTTATTGACCATGCTTTTAGCTTAGGGTATGAGTTGATAATAAACCTTGACAGTGATGCAATAGTTAAGGCTGATTTTGTTGATAGAATGGTAAGTGTGCATAAGAAAAGCGGTCATATTGTCAGTGGGTTTAACAATCCAAACCGTAAGTTTATTAGCCTGCATGGTGATTATGGTATTAAAAGTAATGCAAATGGTATAAATATGTGTTTTAACAATAAGCAATATTTACGCCACATGCTGTTATCATTGTGTGGTACTGGTAAAGATTGGGATTTAACGTTGAGTGGTAATTTAAGACAGTTTGCAATTACAATACCTTCATGTGTACAGCATATTGGAAAGGTTAGTAGCTTAGGTCATTACCCACCTGATGAGGCTAAAGATTTTAACGGCAATGCAGATGTGTCAAACATGGTTGAAAAACCAATTGTCAATAACAGTAAGTTTAAAGCATTAAGAAGGATATGACGGTACTACCATTACAGGCGTTCGGCATTGGAGATATAATCTTTTCAATGACCCTAATAAAGCGTATAGCGAACGGCAATCCTATCGTTTGGGGTGTAATGCCGCATTTTGTGGAAGGACTTAACAGGGCTTACCCTGATGTAACATTTGTAGATTGGACTAAGTTAGGGATTGATTACAACACCAAACAGCATAAAGAAATATATCATGCTGAATATGGTAAGTGTGTAATTATTCCTATCAGGTGGGCTGATAGCATTATGAAAGTGGGGTATGAGCAGTGGATGCGTTCAAAGTATGATATGTATGGCATGGACTACAGAGATTGGAAAGAGTTGGCATGGTGGGTGCGTGATGAGGCAAAAGAAAGTAAATTGAGTAAGTTAGTAGGCAATGGTAATACTTTGGTAAATGATACATTTGGCAGTGATTGCAAACTAAAATCAAATGTGCCAACATTCCCAAATGCAACTAAAATGAAAGTAATAGACGGTTATTCGCTATTTGATTGGGCTGGTGTAATGCAGAGCGCAAAACACATTCATAGTGTAAACACATCAATCATTTACCTACTTGACCAGTTAGAACTAAATGCAACAAGCGTGAATTTATACCAACGTGCCATAAAGTCACAGACACACAAAGGTGTTGACTATTTGATTAACAAACACAATTACATATATCATGGCTAGGGAACACATGGAAACACGAGGTAGCAGCATGTTTACAGAAATTAGCTACGATGAAAAGAGTAAAGAACTGATTGTAGACATGGTAAATTATGGTAGGTACTCATATCGTGATTTTCCTTTACTGATGTGGCAGCACTTTAGAAAGACCGCTAGTTATGGCTACTTTTACAATCAATACGTTAAGGGAGTTTACCAATTTACAAGGCTAAGATGACAGTATCAATAGTTACCCCAACTACTCATGACCGTAAGGAGTTTAATGATAGATGTGTGCAAATGGCACGTAATCAAACATACGGTGCGATTGTAGAGCATTTATTTGACTACAGCACTGATAACATAGGAACTAAAAGAGAACGGTTATTTAGGGCTGCAATTGGAGATATTATAATTCACTTTGATAGTGATGATATATACTTACCTCAGTATGTAGAATTGGCTGTAAATGCAATTACCAAATCAAAGTACGGTTTATTAGGGTTGCATAACTTTCACATGCACCATGTACCGAATAATACGTTTCATTTGTTTAACAATGTGGGGTATATAGCTGAGGCTACATTTGTGTATAGGCGTGAGGGCTTTTGTGGTTTCCCAAATAAACACACAAATGAGGGTTGGCACGTAATGCAGAACATGAAGTTTGCAAGCTATAACAATCCGTATTTCCTTGCTACTGTACATGGTGGTAATACGTGCGGTCACAAGACCATACCACTAATAAAAAAGCTGCCTCAAAATGAAGCAGCTAAGTTATTTAATACATTCTATTCAGTTACGCCTGACCAACGGTAGGAAACTCAATCGTTTTACCTTCTGTTTTGTGTTCAACTTCTACCAATTGCACATCTTCTATATAAGGATATTCGGCTTCAAATCGTTCAATTGTAGCGTTCCAAACCTTTGCAAAGTCCTCATTTAGTATCTCCAACACTTGTATGTATTCGCAATATTGCGTTGGCTGTAATCCCATTGCCCGACCTGTAGCCTGTGCCATTATCTGTTTTAGGATATGGAATGTTTGGAGAGTGAATGTTTTACAATCAATGCTAAACATTTCAATCATAAATGCTGGTGGCACACCTATTGCGGCAGGTGAAACACAATTCAATGCGTGCCTTACCGCACCTTTAAAGCTGTACTGTTTAGGCAGTAGATTGACTGGTATTGTGTAAATTTCTTTTGCAATAAACTCATTAAAAGCCTTTGCGCCTTCATCACTGATTTTTCTTTTCTGCTGTGGTTGCATAAAATATAGTTATTTTTGTGAAACGCAAATATAGTAAATTATGGCTGATATAGTAGAACTGATAACAAAATTAGGGTTTGAGATTGAGAATAAGGATAGCATTAAAGGCGTTACAGATGAATTTGCAAAGCAGGTAACAGCAATCGACAAACTAGAAAAGAAATTAGAAAGTTTGTCGGCTAAAATGTCAATGACTACCAATGTCAATGAACAACAAAAACTATCAACAGCCATACTTGCAACTGCTAAAGCCATAGATGCACAGACACAAGCGGCACAAAAATCACTAGCTGCAAACAAGGCGTTCACCAATGCCATTGATGATGAGGTTGGTAAAATCCAACAGTTGAAGGATTTTATAATGCAAGCCACTAAGGAGCAAGCAACATTAACTGATACTAACCAAATAAAGCGATACAGCGAGCAAATACAAGTTGCACAAAACCAACTGAAAGCACTGATAGCACCATTTGAAACTATACGTAAAGTAGGTGCTATTGAGGCGCAAGAACAACAGATTAAAATACTATCAGCTACTTTAAAAACAGTTGGTAAATCTGACATACCAGCCGTTAACAAAGAACTTGAGAAGGCACAAGTAAGGCTAAAAGAATTAAAGGAACTAGGCAAAGACGTTTCAGTATCAGGTGGCGAAGGTGGTAGCGGTGGCGGATTGCTTGCTAATCTATTTGGCGTAAGTACTGGGCTAGGTGCAGGTAAGCAGATATTACAAGGTTCGCTTGCTGGTTTGGGTATTGGGGTTGGTTTTAGCATATTACCAGCAATCACATCATCTATAATCGAATACACCGCTAAATTATTAGATGCTAGAAGTGCTGAATTTGCAGCAAAAGAAGGTGTAGAAGCACTTAATAGCACACTTACACAACAATTATCAGCGTTTACCGCACTAAACAAGTCTATTTCAGAGGCTTTTGGTGGGCTTAATACATTTGATGCTGCTGTGCAAAGGTCAACAGCAATAGGTATAGAAAATGGCAAGGTATATGAGGCTAGAGTAAGGCAATTTGATGCAGAACAAGAAGCTAGAAACGCTGAAATATCGGAACTGTTAGAACAAGAGGCTGTATATAGAAGGTTAAGAAACGCATTATTGGATTATGATAAGGGTAAGAACTTAGGCAGATTAAACCAAGATATTAAAAATATCGGGTTGTCTTCTGTAGAACTTGCAAGGGCGCAAAAAGCAATAAAGGAAACGTTTGAGCGAATAAATGATTTGCCAAGAGCGCAAAGAAATACGGCATTGCGTAATTTAAGGCTATCTGAAAATGATGAGTTAGTGAAGTTGGCTGCTGATAATGCAAGTAAAATAAATTCACTAGAGGAGCAAAACGCCATTAAAAAACTTGCATTTGAAAAGCAAACACAACGTGAAATATTTGACTTAAATATACAGTTACAAAAGCAGTTGAGGGCTAGTGACCAATCTTTTGAGCAAGAGCAATTTAATAGGCGTGAAACAACTGCTGAGAGTATTAAAAAAAGCATTAAAAGCTCAGTTGATTTTCAAGTAAATGAAGTTGAAAAAGAGAGAGAAAAATTAAGAAAACAATTTCCAGTTGGTGCTGATGGTGCAATACTACCAAATAATGGCAATGACATAGAGGCGGATTTGAATAAGCAAATAGCAAACATTAGGCGCAAAGGTCGTGCCGATGAGTTATCTGCAATACGCAAATATAATCTTGATAGGCTACGTGAAGAAGAACAAATAAATGCTAAAATATTAGAGAGTGAATTAAAAACTTCAAATCAAAGATTACAGCAACTCACCAACATTGATTTGACCGCAAATTTAGAATTACGCAATAAAGTTGCTGATGATGAAGAGGAGGCACTATTGGCAAAAAACAGTAGTGAGTTTTCGATACTAAAGCAAGGGTATGAAAAGAAAAAAGCAGAACGAATACTTGCTGGTGAAAATGAAAAAATAGTTACCGAAGAAATTGAGCGTGACATACAAAACATTTCCCTTTTATCAGTAGCCGAACAAGAGAGGATACAGCGTGATGCTAATGTAAAGCGCATACAAAATATCCAAATAGGGTTTGCGGATGCTATCAAAGTAATTGAACGTGAAACGGCTGATTTGCAAGCGGCAATTAACCGTTCTTTTAGTGGTGAGCAGTTAGGTATATCAGAAGGTGGCGGAGGCTTATTTGGGCGTAATTTTCAGCAAAGATTATCAGAGCTAGACCAAAGTACAGCTACCGAATTAAACAACGTACA